CGATTTCCGGGGCCCCTATCTCAGGGTATCAAAACTCTGAGCGGTCCTTCCAATTGTAACTTAACACTTACAAGGAGCTAAACAATGAAGCACCAGGGCCGTGCCGTCATCGATCTAATTGACAGATTGGCAACATATCTGGCTTTAGTAACCGATGAGGATAGGTTGGTACTCACCGAGAGACTGAACGTCATGACGGAGAAATTCCGTCGTGTCGCGGAGGCTGAAAAGCTTCTTCCAGTCCACCTCGAGGGTGTGCAGAGCGAACTGAATCTAGTTTCGCCGAGCCAGAAAGCGCGTCTTGGCAAGAAATTGTCAAGAATTCGCTATAACTAAAACACCCACCTAACTTCCCGTCAGCTCGGCTTGAACAGCCTTCACTGACGTTAAACTTTGAGTCTGTCGTTGACTAAATCATTGGAGTAATTATGTTTGATACGATGAAAAAGACCCTGGCCGTGTGCACCGCCGCCGGGTTGTTTGGCGTTGGTGCATGGACTGGGGTCTCTGGAATCGATCAGATTTCAACCTCCAAGGTGCGTGCTATTGCAGCAGACGAAACATCTGTTGCAAGATCACGGACTGTCGTAGATACTTATCTCGACAGTCTCAACGCGCGGACCGACGCTGCAGTTGCAGCTACGACCGCGAAGAAGTAAACGATGGGCCTATACCCTAAACTCCCTAAGAGGCGGCCGAGACGTGATTTTACGTTCTCGGATCCTCCGATGAAGAATAGGTCATACTCCTGGAGCACAATCTCTATCGGTAGCGGGAATGCGACCAGTCCGACTGGACCGACTCATGTGCAGTGGCAAGTGCCACAGCTCTTGACTCGTGTCCAGACTCGGTTTGGTAACAGACTCGCCAACTGGCGTGAGATTATTGCAAGAGGAGAGAATGCTACGACGAACATGACTGCTCGTTCGGATAGCATCTGGTACTCATTTGGGTCTTGTCTTGCTAGAGGTTTCTACAAGCTTGATCCACGGTATACATTTTTGGAGACGGGAAGCGGAGCTCTGGCCGTGAATAACGGTCAGTTGAATCGCGTTCCGAAACCACCTGTGAAACCGGTTTCTTCTACAGACAGCCAAGCAGCTGTCAAGTTTTACAAGGCTCTACGAAAAGAGGCGGTCCAAGTTAGCGGACCTACCTTCATCGGAGAGCTAGGTGAAGCTTGGCATATGATTCGCAGACCTGCCGGGGCTCTCTACGGCCATGCACGGGATTACACGCGCGCTGTTCAAAAGGCGAAGCGTGCTTCCCCACATGGTTGGAGAGAGAAGCTCGGTGGACTCTGGCTTGAGTACTCCTTTGGTTGGGTTCCCCTAATCTCCGATTTGGAGGATGGGGCTAAAGCTTGGATGCGTTTAGGTAACGTTCCGCGGGTTAGGAAACTTTCTCGTGGCTTCGAAAACTATTACGATCGAAGTTTGGAGTTGGACCCTGTGTACGACCATGGCACCCGCCTGTATTGCGGAATGGATCACTTACGTGTTCATTCTGAAGCAATACTAAAGGAAACCGTGAGCGTACGCTACAAAGGCGCTTTAAAGGCTCAAGCTGAAATGACACAGTGGGACAACTGGGCTCTGTTCGGCTTTACGCCGAGTGAGTTCATACCCACTGCATGGGAACTACTTCCATGGTCATTTCTCGTGGATTACTTCACCAATATTGGTGATATCCTCACTAGTGCCGTGACTGATACCAGAAACGTTATCTATGTTAATAAGACCGTTCGGCAAACTACCGAGTATTCTGGTAAGTTGTCGGTCGATCCAAAAAGCCTAGCTAACGCTATGGGACCGGATTGGGACACTAGCATGGGCGGTAATCCAGGCATGTTCGAACTTAAACGTAAGGACGTTACGAGAAGTGCTAGTACAGGGATTACTTTTCCTAGACTAGAATTCTCCTTGGGTTTGTCGGACGGCCAGCTTGGTAACATAGCCGCCCTCCTTGCTCAAGCACGTCTTATTCATCCACAATCGCCACGAAAGCTAAGCAAATGGTTTAATACCATCCCTGTGAGGCAATAGTGGTTTTTATTGGAACAATATGTCATTTACACTAACTAGCCCCGTAACAGGGGCCGCGCAGACTGGGTTCACGTCTCCTACCTATACTTTAACAGCAGATAATGCCCCGGATAATAACGGGAAACAGAATGCTGTTACTGCGTTAGGCGGGACGCAAGCCCTTGTGACTACGCATTCAATCGCGTCTCCCTTCACTTTGACTTTTGTTAGGCCTAAAGTTTTCCGTTTTCTCGGAAAACCGAACCCGACAACTGGATTGGTGAAAGACGTGCCACGTAATACCTTTAAGCTAATCACCCGTAAGGGTGTTTTAGTTTTAGTGGGGCAGCCGTATGCAAACGCGCAGGTTACGACTATTATTGACGTACCTGCGGGCAGCGACACGGTTGATCCAGCTAATCTCCGAGCCATGCTCTCGGCCCACATTGGAGCGCTCAATCAGCAATCTGCTGGTGCTGGAGACACAACTGTCTCTGGCATCATCTGAAACTGATATAGAGCGTCCCCTTGAGGTCGTTCGCACGGCGCACTGTTTTGCTAAGTGCGAAAACTCGGGCGGGTGCATTGCATTTCGCACCCGCTAAAGGTTGTGTCACACTGGAGATACTATGCGTGATTACGCTGGCTTACTACCAGTCTTACTTGATTCCGATTTGTTCTCTGCTGGATGGAATGGGGCAGTTGAACCCTATCCAGGCATTAGTCGCAGACAGTATGCCGCGCAGCACCTCCGTCGAAGTCTCGTCAAGAAATTTGTTGGCGAAAAAACTGACACGGAAGCTAACTGCAAAGCGCTAGAATTGTTCAAAAAGATCAATCTAGCCTGTGCCACTTTTGCATTGGATACATCTAGCATGTCCGAGCCCGAAGCTATTGCCATCGGAGAGGCGAAAGATTATATCAATCGCTTCTTCTACAAGAAACCTGAAGGCGAGTGGGAAGATCAACCCATTCTAACCTTTACGTCTATTGCCGGTGGTTTTGGCCTAGGGAACGGGGCTAACATAGGGAGTTATGGTACCGACTTCTTGTCGAAGTTAGGTACCTCCCGTATGTCGGCAACATCGTCGGAACTGCATTCTTTATATGTGCAGGCTATTTCTCCTAACCCTACGTGGTCTAGCGTTGAGTCTACTAGATCACAACATCGGGTGACAGATATAGTTCGAGGAAGTCGCTTAAGTTTTGTTCCTAAGACGACGGAAATAAGCAGAACCATTTGCACTGAGCCCATTCTGAATATGTTATTCCAGAAAGGGATAGCTGAGGTTATAACCCGTAGGCTTGAAGAGACAAGTGGTATCAGTCTCAGCAGGCAGCCGGATAAAAACCAAAAGCTAGCTCAGCTCGGATCAATAACTGGGGAGTTTGGTACTATTGATCTCTCCAGCGCTTCTGATTCGATGTCTATCGGGGTGGTGAAAGAGTTCTTCCCTAGCTATGTAGCTCGATGGCTAGATAGGACTCGATCGCCCTTAACCGTCCTTCCAGATGGTACCGAGGTTGAGTTGCATATGGTGTCTAGCATGGGAAATGCTTTTACGTTCCCATTGCAGACGCTCTTTTTTACTAGCTTAGTCTACGGTGTCTATAAGGTGCTTGATATTCCTATCAAGTGCCCTCGTAGGCAGTCGCTTGGCAACTTCGCCGTTTTTGGCGATGACATAATAGTAGTGAGGCAGGCTTATGACCTGCTTTGCAAACTATTGCGTCTATGTGGCTTTAGCGTTAACGTAGATAAGTCGTTTAACGACGGCTTGTTCCGCGAGTCATGTGGCCGTGATTTTTATGACGGCTACAATGTCCGTGGGGTTTATATTAAATCCCTCAGTGACAGCTGTGACACGTACTCTGCTATCAACAGACTAAACGTCTGGTCTGCGAAACATGGGATGCCTTTACCACGCACTGTCCAATACTTGATCAAGGGACACAGGTTTTTGCCTGTGCCTCTTGACGAGCAAGACATTGCAGGTATTAAGGTCTATGAGTCGCATTTGAGGAAGAAGATCCGAAACAAAGATACTGGCGGTATTTTATATCGCTATGTCCGCGTCGACGAAAATTCGTCTTCAGTATCAGACGTCAGTTTGCGACCTCCTCGATTGCGGGGGTGGATTGATAATCCATCCGCAGTCTTGTTGGCCGCTTTGGCGGGTACGCTTAGGAGAGGCAAGGTCGTTACTCGGGTTAATGCCCAACGATCTACCTCCTTTAGGAAGAGATATAGTTCACGTTGGGACTATATTCCTTCCGAGATGGACGTAAGTCCATCTTTCGGTGTAGACTGGAAGGTCTATATCGAGCTGAACCTTAACCTTTTCTAGGTTTAGCACCTGGGGCAAATCTGTAATTGCCCCCTCCGGGATACAA